GCTTCTACATCATCTCCATCGAATGCAGGCCCACCTCCTAATTCAGGTATGCCTCCATCACCACCACCAGCAACACCAGCTCCTTCACCACCTACTTCTGCTTCACCGACAGCACCGGCTGCAGCGGCCATCTGCTCTTTCCAAAGCGGACCTGCAGCTTGAATTTGTGCTAACTCCCACTGAATCTCAGCATCCTTACGAAGAAACTCTCGGTTAGCAAGAATGTCTCTATCCTTCCAACCAAGATACTTCTTCTGTGCATATGTAACTGAGATAAATTCATTACTTGCAAGAGTGTTAAAGTTTTCTGCCTTGAGATTAAGCTTCTGAGACTCACGCATCTCGAAGTAATTCGTAGGTGGGTTGAAGTTGATATCGATATTAGTCTCAGCCAAGTCCATATCACTCCACATGCCACGTAACTTAAGATGTGTAATAAATCCTCGCTTAACTGCTACTGCAAAGCGTTGTTGTTGACGAATGATAAACTTAGCAAACTTAAGCTCTTCACGAAGTATAGAAGCCGGATCAACTGTACGATCTTCTGGATCAATCCGCGTAGCAGGTACTTTAAGAGCTCTGTAGAGCTTCTTAATGAAGTACATAAGATCAGTTAACTCACCTAGGTTAGCACCACCTGGAAGCTGTTTAACATCAGTACCTTCAGAACCTTGTCGTTTAGCAAACCAGAATGCATCGAGCATTGACTGAGGATTGAACTTATTAACAACACTATTCTGATCATTATCAAAAGTTTTCTTTGACCAATAGTTCTGAATAAGCTTGCGGAGATATGCTTCAGCTTTCGGTGGAGCCATATTACCAACATCAACGTTGAATACGAGACGCTCTGGAGCTCTTACAAGTCTGTAGATGACAATCGCATCTTCAATAAGTGAGAGCTGACGATAAGGTCGACGAGCATTCTCAAGGAAAGGAATTACAAAATCTTTTGATTCATTATAAACTCCGGAGTTAGCATAAATCAGCTGATTTTGCTCCATTGGAATTAATTCTGTTTTTTCAACTTTTGTTGGATCTTGCTCTGAAAATATAGGCTTTTTATAGATAAAACCTTTAACAAGCATGTTATGGATATTATTATAAACAGGGTCAACAATCTCAGATGGTATGTTAATTAACCCAAGTACACCTTCTCTAGTATACTCTTCATGCAGAATTAATTCAAAGAAGACTTCACCTTCAACAAGTAGCTGACGAAAGTACTGATATCCTTTTGATTTAAGATCAAAGTAGTCAATAAATGTATCAAACTCTGAATCGAGAACTTTTTTCTCATCAACTGTTAGGTCGATGTTTTGATAATTAATCGTTGATACTCGACCATTTTCATCTGTATTAACACATTCATCACAAATCTCATCAAGTGCATCTGATACTTCTGAGTATGCAGCCATTGTACGATAGTCCTGTAAGCGGCTGCCTTTATCTTGATCGATAGATGCATACATTACACCCGCGAAAGATCCATCCTTATTAAAGTCACCAATCGGGATATTATTATAAGGGTTTGAAGATGTAACAGATGTCTGAGCTAATGCTTCTGCTCTTTGCGTTCCGCTTTTCGCAAAGTATTTATACTTTGGGTTAAGTTCGTCATCTTGCTGACTTGCATACGGCAATCTATTTGAGATATAGCTTACTAGATTTCTTCCGAAAGTAGCAGCTTTGCCGTTATTTGAGGGTGAGTAATTAGCCATCTTTAGTTATTTATTGTGCGTTAAAGTAGAAACCATCAATTTCTGCTGTTGTCTTCCAGCCTGCCGGATTCTTAATTATAATGTCAAATTTACCAGAATCAAGCAATAACGGTAAAGTAATGTTAATGACTTCATCACTCAAAACAGTCCAGTTTGCAGCAGGTAATAGATAACCTGAAACTGTTCCTGTATATGTCGTACTTAGTGATGTAAATCCTGTTGTTAATGTACTATTTGAACTCAGTAATACAAACTCTGTTTCGTTATAATGTGATCCTAGTAAAGTATAACTGTTTGTATTATACGTATATGCTCCACTAGTAACAGTAACTGGACCATTAACCTCTAGTAATGAAGCAGATGTATTAAAGTATACATTTGTAATCTCCGGTATACCTGAAAGTGATATTGTGTCAATATCATACCCAGCATCAGCTGTTAGACTATCAAAGAATGCTTCATATTCTAGAGATGTTAAAGCTTGGTTAAAGCTATAAGTAGGTGATGTATTAATAAAGTTGTTTTCAATAAAGTATATTGGATTTGATGTTTCATTCTGATTTCTAAACAACCAACCTTTAATTGTAAATGAAGTATCTGCTATAATTCTAAACTTATCGCTATATGTGGTTTCAGTTGGTGTATTAAGATTAATGGTCTGATCCCAGAGTACCTCAGTTCTAATCTCAATAACATCACTATCAAGCGCATCTGATACAGGCTCTTTCCAGGCAAGAACAATATATGGATCAGCATATGGTATAAAGTTAGAAAGAATCTGCTCCATGTCTTGCATATATCTGCAAAGGATAGACATGTTAACTGTGAGGTTAACTGGTGTGGGTGTCCTTATAGAAGATGCACTATTAACACCAGAGGCGTTATTAAAGTTATGAAGCTTGTTAAATACTCTATCTGTATCATAAGAGACACTTGTAAGATTAACAGCTACAACGGGTAGTTGAAGATTTTGAGCCTTGTTAACTACATCATGCATTATACGTTGCTTTGGAGCAAACACATATCTTACTTCTACTTCCTGTTCTGGAGCTCCAGCTCTATTAAAGCGTTTAATCACAGTATCATCAAACGCAGCAACGAATTATGTGAGAAGATCCTTGATCTCGAAATTGTACGTATAATTCTTCAAAGCTACTATTATTTAATTAAACAAACCGTTCTAAGAAGTATTTCGGCAACTTATGTCTAGCTCTTAATATAGCTTCAACAATAGTACCATCAAGTATATAGGTAATGCATTTATCTTTATTTGATCGTATACCTCGACCACATGACTGAATCAATGAGCACAACATTTTATTCTGATACCAATCAAAATCATTTTTCATCATCTTTGCGATCCTCACATCTTTAGTAGGTAAGAAAGGTGCTTTAATAAGTATTTGAAACTTGGCAAGATCACCTTTCAAGTCAACTCCATAAGACATTGAAGGTGAAACTAATACAGTTGGATCTTGACTTGCCATATGCTGCTCGAGGATGTCCTCATTTCTAACACCAGGCTCTCTATATAGAAATCTATCACCTGTAAGTATTTTTGAAAGCTTTGATGTAATATTATTATTTTGCGAATGGATGATTCCCTTATCATCCTTATGATACTCACAAATTTCAGCTACTTGCTTAATAACTCTCGGCAAGTACTTATCCATTGTATGATAATTTAACTTATACTTTGGATTACATATAATAGGAGCTTTCTTTGGATCAAATGATGACTCAGCTTCAACATACTTATAATCAGTTATACCGAGAGACTTGCAGAAGTTAGTTGGATCAATAATAGTAGCAGACATTAATATAACTTTATCTGCATACTCAAACAATCTATGTGCTAATTTATCAACCTTAAGCGGCATAAAAGTAATACCGTCATGATCTCTCTCAAACACATACTCAGACTCTTGCCATGAATCAGCAACCTGATCAATCTTACTCTGCAAGTTCATCAACCTCTGCATACTAGTTGTAAGCTCGAGCATCGCTTTTTTATTATTTGACTTCTTTATATTTAGTATGTCTTTAATATCATCAATCTTATCTATAAGATCTACTTGCAACTCTGACAACCATTTAACAGCAGACATAGTTTGTGTAAGTATTCTTACATTAATATCCATCCTTGAGAGAAACTTATAATCAATTTTACATGTAAACTCTTTAACTAACTGATCTTCCAACTCAGAAGCTTCATCACAAATTAAGAATTGTCTCTTCTTAAGATGAGCTGGTAGAGCAAAGAACATGTTATAGTTGAGAGTATTAAACTGAGCAGTCAATGCTTTATTCCTCGCTTCATAATATGGACATTTGTTCTTTGCCCAGCAATCTGCTTTAAGACTTGATACACTCAAGCATGGTGCAACATCAACGGTCACCCTATCATCAACTGCACACTGGTAGTTTGACTTACCCTTAACTACAGCTGCATCATCAAATAGTTCTTTATATTGATCTTGCAGTGCTTTGGTAATAGTTAGAGCCGTACATCCAAAGTGCGGTGATTCATCACAATCTTCTTGATGTTTATATCCAGTTTGACTTCTCTTATAAGCTGCATAAGATGTAACTAACTCTCTAAATTCATCAGGACTTTCATCAGCTACATTACCAAGTGTCTTAGATATAAAACTCTTACCACTACCAGTAGGAGCATTACAGACAACAAATTTGGTACCTGAATCAAAAGCTTCATCAATACTTTTAAGTAGCTTTACTTGTGATGAATTAGGCGTATAGCCATCGGGGAAATTTTGTTGTAGTTTGCTTATCACTGTATTTATTGTAGGCTACTATACCTATAAATCAACTTCAGCTAACGGCATAATATAAACATTATTATCATACAGTTTAGATTTTTTAGTTGAATCTAACAACTTAACTTGAAGCTCAAGATCATCAAAGTTTAAAAACTCATCAACCTTATAACTTAGAGTAGTTCTATTACCAGATGTACCAATATTAAATGGGTATGGAATCTCATAAATACGTGTTCGAACCTCATCTTCAAGTGTGAGTCTCGCGTAGTGTTGTTTCATTTGAAAGATTCGTAACTTACCCTTTCGAATGATCTTTTTATCTGTACAAATTGCAACAGTTTGAAGTAAATATGGTTTAAGGTAATCTGAGAATTTTTCAATTGATACGTTCATGAGTTCATAAAGCTAAATTTTTGTGCAGGTGACATTGGGTAAATGTTTTCATTAAAATACTCCCAAAAGTCATTAGCAGCAATGTCTTGTATAAGATCACATGATGTCATGCTAATTGCTCTGTAGTTTTGCATTAGTATATCCCACACAACAATTAGGTTGTCTCTTGCTTCATTGACCTGAACTGGACCTGATGG